TATAGTCGATCAGTTTCTTAACTAAAAAAGCAATGATCAATACTGTGATCACTGCCAAAAAAAACACCTTATTCTGTTCAAATAATTCTTTCATAACATCTTCTCCTTTATTTTATAATCCAACTTCTTTAAGTACGAATCCGAACACTGCACTGATTAATGCAGTCAGGACATACATAGAGATGCTTCTCCATTTCTCTCCATCTCGGTTTTCTAACTCTTCAAGCCTTTTGCTTTGTTCTGTCTGATTAACGAGCATATGCTCCATGTTGATCGCAAGCTTTTGCACGGACAGCGTGAGATCATTGATCTGTCGCACTGTCAGTTCAAGGTCTGCAATTCTTCTATTTTGTCGGACTTGCTCACGATCTACGCCTTTGGCAAACTCTTCATGTTCGTGTCGTCTTAAGTATTCATCTTCCAATATGTCTCCTTCCTCAGCTACACCGTTGCTGTCGTTGTTACTTGACTTGTTTCTAATTCGGAAGAAAATATGCAATAGAAGCAATTAACATCACTTTCGTTTGCTTCAAGTCCTACGCTGATCTTAACTTTTCCACCGGTCTGTACTGGGTTAGGAGACAGGCTTACAGACTTAATTTCAATGATTTCTGCTGCCATCATACCACCTTCACTTCTATATGCTCTATTAAGATTTCGTCTAATACTGCATATCTGATGTCAAGTGTATAGGTACCACGCTTTTGAGGAGAAATCAGTGCTTCTATATCATGTTCTTTAATATTACAAACTCCAGTACTTTCTTCAGTTTTGTCTTTCATGTATATTAGCGAATACTCCGCACTTTCAATTGTAAATTTCTCATTTTTAATAGAATGTATAGTAATTACTGCTGTTCTGGATTCTCCCGGATGCATTATGATCACTTTCTTTTTTTGCATGTTCTCCTCCTCTTTTTTTCTTCTTATTTCTCGTTGTGCAAGGTTGCATACAAATCAAAAGGCTTCAGTGAAACTCTTAATGCTTTAAGATCTACTGTAAGTATGTATGTAGAATAGCTACTTACATTTCCTGCCTCATCATATGCAGTTAATCCGATTACATACCTGCCGTTTAATGTGGCTGGTATAACGGACTCCCATAAATCTAAAGAGTCAGCGGATCTAGTTAAGATCACTGACTCTCCGTTTACATTCCCCTCTAGTCGAACTACCATAACAACTAACCTAGTCCGTTACTTCAACGGATATGATAAATGTTTTGCCAGCATCGACTGGGTTCGGTGTCAATGTAACACTCTTGATCACAGGTGCGGTTGTGTCTAACGTAACGGTACGTGTTATTGTCGTTGTCTTACCAGCACCATCGGTTGCAACAACGGTAATTGTGTTTGTACCTACTGCAAGAGTAAGGGCCTTGCTGAAACTTCCATCGCTTCCAACTGTGACTGCTTCTGCTGCTCCAGAATTAAGTTTAACTGTTACCGTGACAGGACTGCTTGTTGCATCGTTGGTTTTACCTTTTACTGTGCAAGCAGTTTGATTTGTAATAAGTTTATCCGTTGGGCTGGACAATGTTAATACAGGTGGAACTGTATCTACCTTAAACGATGTTGAGCTTGTAGCTGCTGCGTTTCCGTCATAATCGCTTGCATCCAATTTGATTGTATGGCTTCCATCGGACAACGCTGTCGTTGGTGTATATGTACACTGGTATCCGCCTGTGATCGCAGTCTTAGTTATTGCATCGCCTGTTACCTTAGTACCACTGTCTAGCGTGATACCGATTGTTGATGGATTAACACCAGAATCGGTATCGGTTACCTTCCAAGTAATTACAGGCTTGTTGTTTGTCGAATATGATCCGGACGTTGGAGACACGATTGCAATAACTGGAGCGACCTTCTCTTTTACCTTTAATTGCAGTGATGATCCTAACGTACTGTCGGTTGCATCTTTTGTGATTGTGTTTCCTGCCTCATCGGTTGCCTTAACCGTTACTCCGTAATAATGTCCACTCTGATTGTATGAACTCTTCGACGGAGCTGTTACCGTAGCTTCATATTTGCCGGTTGAACTATTAAGAGTCAGTGTATATGTTTGACCGTTAATAGTCGCTTGTACTGTTTTTACTGACACTTTTTTCTCCTTTCTTGTTCTCAACAACACAACTAAATTCTGATACTGCATCAGATTTTAGAATAAACGCAAATGGGAACTTGAAGACATACTTAAATATGTTCAAAGTTGGCAAAGAACTTGTCATTATAGGTGGTATTGATGTACCGTTTGAATGGTTTCCATCGTATTCGTTTCTTACAATAGAAGGATTAATCGCTGCAAAGGCAGAATCTGGCATGTTAGTTCCTGTACAAGCTGCTGGACAGGAAATTACTCTCTTGCAACTTCCAAAAGGTTCTAATGCAATCACAATAAATTCAAACATGCCAAAAGGATTTTATTATATTTCAATTGCGATTGAACTTTAAATATCAATCCCATTTTGCTTGATTTTTACACCTGGGGGAGCTTCAAACACAAAAAATCCATAATGCGACAATCCATGAACTGTTAATGAATACCAATCAATACTCGCAGTTATTGAGTTTGTCACATTCGATGTAATAACCTGTGAAATATGTAAATTTTCTAAAGAAATAAGAAATTGAGCAAAAACAGGATTACCATTTGCGGTTCCCCAGAAAAGTACCGGAAATTTATCACATTTTTTACTAACCTCAGCAATATTCTCAAATTCGATTGTAATATCGTTTGATTGGCCGTTATTTTTGAATATTTTGTTGCTTTTATTTTCTTTATCAGAATTTAGCTGCGTAATAGCATCCTGTGCATTCGTCATGTCAGTCTGATTTGCTGGCGTAAATCCAAGGGCTGTCGTTACATTACCTTTGGTTAATTCTCCACGGATTGTAGCACTGCTTTTATTCTCCACATTGCCTAATCCAACTTGGCTTTTGGTAACTCCGTGAGGATTACTTTTATTCGCAAGATGATTAATCAGAGTTGTAATTGCAAGTTTAATCTTTGCAAATGCAATAGATATTTTCTCGCCACTTGATAAAGTCACAAGAGTTGTTGTATCTGAATATGTCGGTGTCTGATCATTTGTCGCTACGTTCGGAACGTTCCCTAAGCCTACTTGCGACTTAGTAACACTATGAGGGTTGCTCTTGTTTCCTGTATGCGTATTTAACGCTGTCTGCATAGTTTCAAATGTAACGTACCCTTCTGGATCAACCGTTGCTGTCATTTTTACATCATTATTAAGCTTGATGTAAAAATTATGTACTAACGACCATGACGGCATAGCCGATTCTGCCGGAACTTCTTTCCCTGTTGTACTTTGAGAAATCACAAACAACACTTCACTTCCGGTTGATCCTTTTGCATAAATTCCAAGCTGTGTCATGCTGTATCCGGCAGATAAACCAGCGTTTGAAAACAATACTCCTATCTTGATTGTTTCGTTTGTTTTTGTCACGCCCTGTACTGTTCCAGACTGCTTAATTGATGATACAGCCGTCTGACTTTTCAAAGCACTAACGTCAACTTTACCAGCACCAGACTTGATCGCTGTTACTGTTATTGTTCCTCCGCTTAAGGCATTCTTTAATAATTCAATACCTGCATTTGTAATTACTGTATTTTCCCACATGATTTTATACCTCACTAACGATCGAAGAAGAATATTCACAAGATCCTGAAACAATCGCATAATTCAATGCCGTCTCTGATTCTATAACGTCTGAAACACGAATATCGCACAATAAATGTGCTGGTTTCAATTCGTCAATTCTTCTTACTACTTCATCATAATTATTTACTTCGCCATAAAGATTGACTTGAAATGTATTTTTTGCTGTATTTTCTATGAGCTTTGTTTCTACACCGCTCAAAGCTTCTATGATCTTTTCAAACCTTTTAGGATTCAAAGGCCTTTTTATCCTCATTTGCAAAATCTGTGTTCTTCTCTGCTCAATCGTCTGATCTGGAAGCGGCGTTATTCCGTATTCTTTTTCCCAAATAGGGAGCCCCCATGTAGCACGATCAACAAATATCTGATCAAATATATCTTCACATATTGTTTTTACGTCATCTATCTCAAGTCCGATCACTTGGAACAGCCAAAGTCCGATTCTTGATTTCCCATAAATCGGCGATACATAGTCAATCATTTGTTTTGCACTTTCACTCGTCAGGATTTGCTCCATAAGGTCTGTTTTATACCACATAGTATTATCCCTCCGTTATTGTTACTGTTCCTAA